ATACTTTTTTTAATAATGACTTCATATATGAAGTCATTATTATTTGTTTTGTAAATAAACTACAAAAAACGCCCATCTCCGGCTTCCGAGAGGTTAAACATTCAAGTTATATGCCATATTCTTCATTAATATTTAATGAAATTATTGCATGGGATAGAGCTTTATATTATTTTTCAGTAATAAATAAAAATTATGAAAATATATGGTTTTTAGAAGATGATGTTTTTATTTATGGCGAAGAAACATTTCAAATGTTGATAACAAATATATAAATTCAGACCTATTATGTCGTGATAAAATACCAGAACCCAAACCAGAAGATTGGCAATGGTTTTGGACCGCAATTTCCATAAATTTTGAAAAACCATATTTTCAATCACCAATATGTGCGGTTAGAATGTCTAAAATTTTACTATTTCATATAAATAATTATATTCAGCAAAATGGTAAAATGTTTTTTATTGAAGCAATGTTTCCAACAATTACACATAAATATAATCTTATTTGTGATATGCCTAGTGAATTTAAAAAACTTGTTTGGAGAAATGATTGGAAACAAGAAGATTTAAATAAAATGGATTTTGTTCATCCTATTAAAAATTATGAATCTCATAAAAATTTTAGAGTAAATATATAATAAAATTTTATGTAAATGTATATTTATATATTATAAATAAAAAATTGAAATAAGTATTTAAATAAATATGTATTTCAATTTTAGTATCAACACATCGTTTAAAACTTTCAAATCTAAATCTTTCAAATTTAAAATGGCTCAATTCAACCCAAAAGAAATTATTAGATATTATAATATGAGCGGTAAGTGTACATATTATTCATATGATGAAGAATTGTATGCTGGAACATTCCCAGAAGAATGGGTTACCCGGCATGAAGCATTTACTGGTCCAAAAAATTGTAATAATTGTAATAAATTTGGTTCATGGAATGGGGTTTTTATAGGATATTGTGCAAATTGTGCAAAGTTTATATATAAAGGAGAACGTGGGCGAGGATTAATTATAATTGGCGGAGAAAATAAATCAGATGACGTATTACAATATCCTAGTATTTTTGAAACATATCTTAATGATGTTAATCATTATGAAGTTGGAGATGTTGATTTTATGGATTCTGTGAATAATATAATTGGGGAGCATGCAGAATATTCATATACGTCAGTTAATCAAGAAATACAAGAAGAAGAATTAGAAGAAGAAATATCAGAAAAAGACGTACCCAAAAGTATTTATGAAGAATTTTTAACAGATAAAACATACAGTATTGATAGATCAAAATGTGCTATACGAACAGGATATAACAAGGGATTAGAAATAAGTGAACATCAATTAAGGCAATGTGAAAAAGAAGATAGTAATTGTATTAAGGGATATGATTTTGATGATGAAGTTTATAATGAAGACTATAAAGAACCATTAAATGACAATGAACAAGATTGGTGTGATTTAATTATGATGATTAATGACAATTCATATTCGGATTCGGATTCGGATATAGAAAATGAAATTATTGATAATGCATATAATGATGAACATAATGATGATCATAATGATATTACGGAATTTCCAAGCTGGGTGTAGTTGTTTGTGGTGACACATCAAACAAATACAATGTAAATAAATTAATGAATATAGTAAAATTGTATGTATTATGTATTTATTATGTATGTATGTAGTAAAAATAAAAATAAAAATAAAAAAATAAAAAAATTTGTATTTAATGTTTAAATTGTACATTTTTTTATTTTAAGCAGAACACATTTCACAAATATCATCATCTTGTTTATTATTATTCTCATTTTTTTCCGGTTCAACTGTAAATTGTTGAGCTTGATGTTTTGCCTTTCTACGTAAATAATATATACCTGTCTTCAATCCTTGCTTCCATGAATAAAAATGCATTGATGTTAATGTATTATAATTTGGATCTTCTAACCATAAATTTAAACTCTGACTTTGACAAATAAATGCACCTCTATCAGCAGACATATCTATCAAATGTTTCATTGGTATTTCCCAAACAATTTTATATTTATTACGAATATGTTCTGGTATATTTAATAATTGTTGAATACTTCCTTTATTTGCAATAATATTATTTTTGATTTTATCATCCCAAATACCTAACTCAATTAGTTCTCTCATTAAATAATTATTTGCAACAACAAATTCACCTGCTAATGTTCTACGACTATAAATATTACTTGTAATTGGTTCAAAACATTCATTATAACCCAAAATTTGTGATGTACTAGCTGTTGGCATTGGTGCTAATAATGTTGAATTTCGTAACCCATATAATTTAATTGATTCTTTAAGTTTATTCCAATCATATCTATTTGATGATGGTTTAATATCCCACATATCAAATTGCAAAATACCTTGTGATGTTGGTGAACCATTAAACGAACTATATGAACCAATATGTTCGTTACTTAAATTTCTAATTTCATTTGCAATAAACTGTAAATTATCATTACCTGGTATTTTTATAATATCATCATCTTTTATAGAATCTGGTAATATTGTCATATTAAATACATTAAATAAATGTTTTACTGCATCTCGTCTATCAATAGCAATTTCATTACTACGTTCTAATGCAGCATGATATATTGTTTCAAAAATTAATTTATTAATTTCTTTTGCCTCATCACTATGAAATGCAATATCTAATAAAATAAATGTATCAGCTAGTCCTTGAACTCCAATTCCAATTGGTCTATGTAATAAATTACTTCGTTTTGTTTTTTCGGTTGGATAAAAATTAATATCTATTATTTTATTTAAATTAGTTGTTATTACTTTTACAACTGAATGTAATTTTTCATAATCAAATACTTTATGTTTTGATCCAGATGAAACTATAAAAGAAGGTAATGCTACACTCGCTAAATTACATACAGCAGTTTCTTTTTCATCTGAATATAAAATAACTTCTGTACATAAATTTGAACTTTTAATAGTACCAAGATTTTTCTGATTTGATTTTTTATTTGCAGCATCTTTATATAATAAATATGGTGTTCCAGTTTCCATTTGTGAATCTAATATTTTAAACCATAATTCACGAGCATTTGTAGTTTTCCTATTTATTAATACATTTTCTTCATATTTTTTATACAATTCTTTAAATTTATCACCATAAACATCTGATAAACCTGGACATATATTTGGACAAAATAAAGACCATTTTCCATTTTCTTTTACTCTTTCCATAAATAAATCAGGAACCCATAATGCATAAAATAAATCACGAGCTTTCATATCTTCATCGCCATGATTTTTTTTCATTTCTAAAAAAACTTCAATATCTGGATGCCATGGTTCTAAATATATTGCAATTGAACCATTACGTTTTCCACCACCTTGATCAACAAATCTAGCTGTATCATTAAATACTCGTAACATTGGAACAATACCATTTGAACTACCATTAGTACCATTAATATGTGTTCCTTTTGCACGAATATTATGAATATGAAGACCTATTCCTCCAGCATATTTTGAAATATTTGCACAATCATGCAATGTATTATAAATACCATCTAAACTATCTTCTTCCATACTAACTAAATAACAACTAGATAATTGTGCTCTAGGAGTTCCAGTATTAAATAATGTTGGGGTTGCATGTGTAAAATACTTTTGAGATAATAAATCATATGTTTCTTTAACCAATATCATATCATCTCCATGTATTCCAATTGCAACACGCATCCACATGTGCTGTATTCTCTCTATAATAATATTATTACACTTAAATAAATATGCTCGTTCTAATGTTTTAAATCCAAAATAATCAATTAAATAATCACGATTATAATTAATCATATCTTCAATACAATCTTTAAATTTTGTAACTGTTTCAAATAAATTATTTGAAACAAGTGGATAATTTTTCCCATGATTATCTGTAAATTCATATAATTTTTTCATTACTGTATAAAAACATGAACTTGTGTTTTTTTGATGATTTGATATTACAATACGTCCAGATAAAACTCCATAATCTGGGTGTTGTGTTGAAAGTGATGCACATTGTTCAGCAGTTAATTCATCAATTTTTGTTGTTGGAATATTATCATATAACTGATCAATAATTTTTATAACTAATGCAGAATAATTAATATTAATATCTGCTTCACATCCAAGTTTTTTGACACGATTTAAAATTTTATCAAATGATATATTTTCTATACTTCCATCACGTTTTATTACATTCATATTCATATCTGTTTTTAATTTTAATTCTGTCATAATCTAATATAATATATTAGTCTAATTTTAAATACATTTAATAAATAGTTAATAAATTGTTAAAAATATAAGTTATTGAATATAATAAATAAAATATTAATTTCTTCAAAATATATAAATGTCGTCACTAACCAATATAATTAAAAATAATAAAAAGAATTTTTTAATTTCTTGTTTAATTGTAGTTATTTTTATTTATTTTTTAATAATAAATAGCAATAAATTTGAAGGGTATAGTAATTATAATTTAGCAAATTCTAAAAATAATTCAGATGATTTTTTACTTTTAAATGAAAGTTATCCTTCAACTGGTAAAACACAAGTAAACACAAATAATTATAATGATATATGGTATAAATACCCAATATTTAAAGTTGGATCTTATATGCAAATTACAAATAATTTTAAATATTATAAAAATCCAGATAATGGTTCATGTATAACTGCTGATTTTTGTGATGTATTATATAAAGATAATCATACAAAATCTAATATATCAATACCATTACCTCCTGCTTCAAAATCCACATCTGAATCTGCTAGAGTAAATTATTATAATTCAACTGCAAATTTGTTAATATAGTCAACCTTTTTTAAAGGTTGAAGATTTGGCTCAACCTTTTTTAAAGGTTGATTTTTAAAGGTTGAATTAAACATACTTCTGAAATATCATCATTTTTTTCTTTTTTATTTCGTTTATTTGGTGCTCTGTGTTCAAATCCTGTTTCTCTCTCTCTTAAAATTATATCCCAAACATCTTCAAATACACTAATATTATCACAAAACCATTTGTTATTTCTTGTAACCAATATACAACTAATTTCAACTAATTTCCAATAAATATTTGATATCCATGTTAATCCCAAATTTTGATGTTTTTCCATTTGTTCTTGTTCCCATACTGTATTATAATATTCTTCAATCATATTTAATGGTTTATAAATATATATCGGTTTTCCCCCAACAGTTGAAAAATACATTATTATACCTTTTAATTCATTATTTTCAGATTTATTAAAATCACCATCTTTATTAAAACTTGTAAATGAATCATATTCATTAAATCTTGTTTCCAAAAAATCACATTCATTTAAATTACATGTTTCCATTTGAAGTTGCATTTGTATCCAATATTCTTTTTTTGGAATACCATCCATATCACGATTTACAATATTTTTAATTTCAAGCATTCTTCCAAATCTAGGTAATAATGGATCACTCACAATTCCATCAGGTGATGCACCTAAAAATTTATATTTATCGTGTGTAATACACCCATATTCTGAAATTTTAGTATTAAATTTATTCTCATAATACATTACAGATACAGGTTCATATTTTTGTCCCCAATGCATTGGTGTTGTAGTATTTACATATTCTGATTTTGAAGATTCTATTTCAATATCAAAATCAAGAGGTTGACATTTTTCATAAATTAATTGATTTATACTACTACTACTACCAAATACTTTATAACCATTACTAGCCGTAATTAAATTGTGTCTATCTTCATACCACTCTTTTGTTCGTTGTATTGATTGTGGTATATTTGATAATTCTTTTAATCTATTTGTAATTATATCAATATCATTTAATTTATATTTTTTTTCAAATGTATATGAATAAGAACGTTTAGGAATAAAATGTATATAAAATAATTCAATAGCAATATAAATAAGATCTTCTATTTCATCTTCATAATCTTCCACTTTATTCTTAAAAAAATTATCAAAATTCATAATTAATAATTCTTTTACTGCATCACACATATCATTTTGAAAATCTGGTTCAGATATAGCTCTTGGATTTTCATCAACATAATCTAACATCAGTTTAATTATTGTATTTATAATATCAACTTCTTCATCTGATGAAAATAATGAGGTAGTTTCATAATTATCATCATTATTATTGCTAGTATATTCATATGACATAATATTGTTATTGTTAATTATATTATATTATATTATCTATTTAAATTATTTAGATTAAATATTTAGTCAGAATCAGAATTTTCATTGTTAATATTTTTTATAGTACCATTAACTCTTTTAGGTGGTAAACTTTTTAATGTTGATACTCGTTTATCAATATTTTTAAATGTAAAATGATTAGTTATTTTATTAAAACATAATGCATGAATAATTAAAATTTCACCTGTGGTTTTATCATAACTAACATCTTTTACTCGTTGTAATTTTTTTCTATCAAGACTATCTTTTAAAAATAAAAATAATTTTTCTTCTTCATCTTTTGTTAGCTCATTTTTCTTTGCATATTCTTCAGAATATTTAAATAATTTTTTTGTTTTAATTGTTTTATCAAGTTTAATCCACGTATCATTTTTATTACTATTATTATCTTCTAAAAATTTTTCCAAATTATTTATATCATTTGAATATTTTGTTTCTTTTACGTTATTACCGCTTAACATCATTGTTTTATATTTAATATTTTTAAGTTCAACACATTCATCTTGTTGTATATTTGTCATATATATGTTATAATGATTTAATTTTAATTCATTTTTCAATATAAAGATATTGTTACAAATTAACCAATAAATAAATATTTATATTAAGTATGAATAATACTACAGATAAAAACATAATTATTACAGGAATAAGTAATAAATATCAAATTAAAAAATTAAAAAAAGAACAACCCGTAATTAAAACAAGAAAAATTGTTGATAAATTGGAATTACCACATGAATTATATTCATTAGAAAATCAAATAAATATTATTTATGAATTGTTTAATAAAACAGATATTTCAAAAACAATACAGTATACAAGTATAATAAAACAAATAGAAATAAAACTTTGTAATTATAAACACCAAGATTTATTAAAAAAGATATATAATGAAGTTGATTTTATTATAATTGATGATGTTATTAATAAATTATATGAATGTAAACTTAATTGTTATTATTGTAAAGAAAAAATATTTTTATTATATGATATTGTGAGAGAAATGAAACAATGGACATTAGATAGAAATAATAATGATATTGGGCATAATACTAATAATGTTGTAATATCTTGTTTAGATTGTAATTTAAAAAGAAGACGAATAAATATGAATTCTTTTTTATTTACAAAACAATTAAATATTATTAAAACTTGTTAAAATTGTTAAAATTGTTAGGTGGTGTAGTTTCAGGGTTATTTATATACTTGGATTCTGTTAAATTTAAAGGTTAAATACTAATAATAATATGAATACCACTAAATTTAAAAAATGGATTGAATGGAAATGGACCCATGGAGATAAATACGAAAAAAGTGCTAGAATTAATACAAACAACATTATTAACAATAATAATGATACTCAACAACAACAACAACAAACATCTCAACTTGCATTCCAACAATCATTATTATCTGAAAATGATGTATGGAGTTTAGATGAACAACAAATATTTGTTAATCCAGATAAAATAATAAATAAACGCGAAGATACATATAATAAAATGGCAGAAAGAGAAATGATTTGTCAAATTGGTATGAACCCTTTTATGAATAGTAATTATTTAGAAGATGTAATTGTTCAAGAAAATTTTTTGAAACCAATTAGTACAACTATAGAAAAATAATATTATTTTTTTTTTGGTTTTGTTTTTTTAGTTTTGTTTTTTTTAGTTTTGTTTTTTTTTAGATTTATTTTTTTTAGATTTATTTTTTTTAAATTTAGTTCTTTTAGATTTATTTTTTTTAAATTTAGTTCTTTTAGATTTATTTTTACCACCAGTTGGAAAATTTACAGTTTTTTTTATTCGCATTGTATCTTTTCTTGGCAATAATTCATTATTAAATGGATTTATGTTATATTCTAAAAGTTTTCCTTTTCTATATGTTGCAACGCGTGATTTATTAGATACTTTACCTAAATTATTATACGTACCTAAATTACTGCGCGTGTTACCATAATAAATTTCTGGTTTTATAATATTAAAATATTTGTTTACATTAACATTTAAATAATTTATTATACTTCGTATTTTTTCTATATTACTAAAATTATTTGATGGTAAACCACCAAGCCGTTTTAATGGTCCAGAACTTCTTTTTGGTATTAATGGATTTACTAATTTAAATAATTCAATGAGTTCATTTAATTTTATATTAAATTCGTCAATAAATTTTTTATTTGTATCATCATTAATGGTATTAATATCTAAATCATCATTTATATTAAATGTAAATGTTATTATTTTATTATCTGGAATAGCATTACGATTGAATTCATTAATTAAATCTTTAATTTCATATAATAATTTTTTAGTATATTGTTCTTCATTTGTTTGTTGCATATATTTATGATATAAATAATAATAAATGAAAATATCAAAATATAAGTATTTAAAAGTATTTAAAAGGACCTTATTTATTATTTATAATGGCATTCCCATCTTATACAACGCAAAATGATTTGTTATTAAACAATTTAATGGAATTTTATAAAAATAATAATAACCTTGATAATATGCTAAAGATAATAACAGGTGAATCAAAAATTTCATTAAGAATTGTTGATTGGTTTGCAACAAATTATGCTAAAAAATATTATACGTTATATACATTTGATGATCAATATGGAAATCCTAAAAGATTTAAAGTTTATGTTGATTATAAATTAAAATTAAAAGCATATAGTAAAAAAAGATTTGATCCTTTTTGTAGATGGGAAAGAATAAGTATACCATATAAAGGCTCAACATTTATTGAAACCACAATAGGACAATTAAATTTTTTTAAATGGACATTGGAAAATAAAGTTAATGAATATATTGAAAATAATTATGATTTAATTGAAAAGGATATGAATAATCGTAATAGTACAAGTAAACGCAATGATATTATCGTTGAAAATAATAATAAAACACGAAAAAAGAGAGAAGAACTATCTATATCTGCAACTAAAAGTATCAAAAAGGAAAAGGTTGAAATTATTGTTAATTTTTCATAATTTTTTATTTTTTATTTTTATTTATTTTGTCAAAATACATAAATATTTTGAGAAAATTATATACCATTTCTGGATTTGTAAGTTTTAATATATAAATAATATTAATAATTTTAGTTATTATATCTGGTTTTTTATAATTTAAATAATTATTTATATTATTAATATTATTATCATTATTATCATTATTCATATTATTTTTTATTTTTATAATATTCATTAATAGTATATGTAATATATGTTTTGGTAATTTTTTAATTAAATTTATTGGATTGTATTTAGATTCAATAAGATTTATTTTTGTTTCATACGATAAATAAGATTTAATAATATTAATTATTTCTAATGGTAAATTATTAATATTAGTAATATTTAATTTTTTATTTATATTTCCACATTTTTTTATTAATTGTTTTTCGTCATTTAACATGCATGTATTTTCAATACCCATTATAATAATTTCATTTGAAAATTTTAAATGAAAATATTTGTGTTTTAATTTATCTTTTTCAATTAATTCTTTTTTTAATTTATTATTATTAGTTATTATAATTTTTTGTAAATCTTTAATAGTTTCTTTTAATTGTATACATGTCCCAGACAAATATATCTGTTTATTAATATTATTATGTAGTCTTAATATATTATCACGTGTTATTTTATAATCTCTCTTTAATGATACAATTTTATCATTATTTATAAGAATCTTGGCATTATTTGCATATTTTGGGTCAGTAATTGGAGTTGACATCATTTTGTTTAATTTATTTGAATATATCATTAATTATTAATAAAAATCATTTTTTATTATAATTATAATAATACACTTAAATATAAACTTAAATATAAACTTAAATATATAATATGAATATTGGATTTTTTATAAGACATTTTACAGAACGCGGAACAGAAGTAGCTATTTATGATTATGCAAAATATAATGAAGAAATATTAAATAATAAAAGTTATATAATTTGTTTTACACAAGAAGCACAAATTAAAATAGGATTTCCAACTCAAAGATGTAGTTATGATAAATTTAATAAAAGATTCCAAATAATAGAAATACAAGATATAAATAATATGACAAATGTTATAAAACAATACAATCTTAACTTTTTTTATACACTAACACATGGTGGTAATGATATATATCAATTTAATAATAAAAATATATGGAATAATTGCAAAACAATAAAACATTGTGTATTTTATACAACTTCTACAGAAAGTGATTTCTATATTACTATTTCAGAATTATTAAATGAAAAATATCATACAAATATTCCAGTTATACCACATATAGTAGATTTACCAAGGTGTAATGAAAATTTAAGAAATGAATTACAAATACCCCAAAATGCTACTGTATTTGGAAGATATGGTGGAACTGAGGAATTTAATATAAATATTGCACATAATGCAATAAAAGAATATATAAATACTGATAATAATGTTTATTTTTTATTTATGAATACTAATAAATTTTATGAACATCCAAGAATTATTTATTTAGATAAAAATCTGGATCTAGATTATAAAGTAAAATTTATAAATACATGTGATGCAATGATACATGCTAGAAATATTGGAGAAACATTTGGTCTATCTATTGCTGAATTTTCTATAAAAAATAAACCCATAATTACGTGTAATTGTGGTGATATACAACATATTAAAATATTAGGAGATAAAGCAATTATATATAATTCAACTGAAAAACTTATAAATATATTTTTAAACATTAAATCAATTATTAATTCACGAAATGATTGGAATGCGTATAAATCATATTCTCCAGAATATATTATGAGTTTATTTAAAAATATTTTTATAAATGCTTAAGTATAAATAAGTATAAGTAATTTAAATATATTCAAATAACAAATTATAATAAATATCAAATATGGGAAATTATCAATCATTATCATTACAAAAAATAAATTTTGAAGATATGCAAAATGTGTATAAAAATCCTGAAATCTATTTATTAATAAATACATTAAATGAATCAGAACAAAATTGTCTTATATTAAATACAATAAATGCAAAAAAGGAAGAAAATATTATTAATTCTTATATAGATTCAAATAAACATATTATGATAATTATTTATGGACGAAATTCATCTGATGATAAAATATTAATAAAATATAATCAATTAATAAAATTTGGATTTATTAATGTATTTATTTATCTTGGCGGATTATTTGAATGGTTAATGTTACAAGATATTTATGGATATAAAGAATTTCCAACAACAATTAAACAATTTGATTTTTTAAAATATAAATCTCCACAACGATTAAATATTTCATTAATTAAAAACTAATTTTGACTAATTTTGACTAATTTTGTTTTACACATTTTGACATTTTAGGTTTTAACATATTATAAATTTTGGCAAATGACTCTTTATATTCTCAAATCATTCTGTAGATATAATTGTATCAAATATAATCACATATTTCTGCAATATACATATCATTATTTTTAATAATTCTAAATGGTTTACCACATCCAAATATTAATTGTGATTTAATTAAATCATCACAAATATTTTGAGGAGTATGTGGATCCATTTGTATTCCAGAATTTTTCATAATGCCATGCCGAAAAATACAACAGTTAAGTTTTTCAATAATAACAGATAATTGACAATTCGGACACAGTATAATTAATTCTTCATTTAATTCACTCATTATACATTATTATATATTATATATTATATATTATATTTAATATAATTTATAAAAAAATTGAAACATATATTATTATATATCTTAATAATATTATTTATCAAACACTCGTTTTAAACTTAACAACATTAACATGGATCTTACTCAACGAAAACTTAACAAATCAGAATGGGAATCTATTGAAGTCCCTGTTTGTAATGAAGAACAAGAAATACTTAAATTAATAATTAACGGAACATCAAATGTTAATATAAAATATAATAAATCTATTTCATTAATTTCTTTCTTAAAAGTAGAAAATAATTTAGAAATGGAAGATTTTATATTCAATAAATATTTTGATGCAAGAATTAAAAAAATTATAAAAAATTATAAAAGTTTTGCCGTTATGTTAAATATTAATGTAAATAGTAAACCAAAAATTAAAAAAGCTGATGTAATTAGACTTGAACAAAATGATGTATCAAAAATACCTCTAATTTATGAAACAATATTAATTGATACAATTGAAAAATTATTAAAATGTAAAGAAAAAAATAAAAATGAATGGTTATTACATTATTTTACACTATTTAAATTAAATAAAAATAATGTAACAAATATAAATAAACATATTACATTAATAATTACAAAAATATTAACAAATTTTGAAGATGATATTGATATGATAACAATGATTGAAAACTCTGTTGATTATATTGAAAAAAATGAATATCTTCTTAAACATTCAGATATTATGCTCTATGAACATCAAAAAGAAATTTTTACAATTATGAAAAATCCACATTTCAAAGAACAACTTGAAAAATTTAAATTAGAATCAGGAACTCTTCATGATGAATCTGAAGATGAAGAAGAAAATCTAATACCTCATATATTAACACAAACTTCAACTATTAGTAGCACATTTACACCAAAATTGGTATTATACATTGCTCCAACGGGAACTGGTAAAACACTTACACCAATTGGTCTTTCAAATCAATATAGAGTTATATTTGTATGTGCTGCAAGACATGTTGGGTTAGCACTTGCAAAATCAGCTATTTCAGTTGGGAAAAAAATAGCATTTGCATTTGGGTGTAGTAGTACAGATGATATTAGATTACACTTCTTTGCAGCAAAAGAGTATAAAAAAAACAGAAAATCTGGCGGAATTGGAAAAGTTGATAATAGTATTGGAGATAAGGTTGAAATTATTATTTGTGATGTTCGGTCATATTTATGTGCAATGTATTATATGTTAGCATTTAATCCTGCAAATAATATAATTACATATTGGGACGAACCAACAATTACAATGGATTGTGAAAGTCATGAATTACATTCACATATTAATAAAAATTGGTGTGATAATTTAATACCAAATATGGTTTTATCATCCGCAACTTTACCAAAAATTCATGAATTACCAAATATAACTTCACATTTTAATATGAAATTTCCAGGAGCACAAATTCATAATATTGTCAGTAATGACTGTAAAAAATCTATTCCAATTATTAATAAAAATGGATATATTGTATTACCACATTTATTAAGTTCAGAATATGATAAAATATTAGAAATTGTAGAACATTGTGAACAAAATCTGACTTTATTACGATATTTTGATTTAGGTGAAGTAATCAAATTTATTATATTTGTTGAAAAAAATAATTATAATAGTACATCTAATATAAAAATCAATAGAAATTTTGCTTCACTTGATGATATAAGTATGCAAAATATAAAAATACATTATTTAAAACTTCTTGGAAAAATTAAAAGTGGAACGTGGGGAGCAATTTATACTTCATTGTATAATAATAGACAAAAACAAATACCTCAAAATAATAGTATTGATGAAAAAGGGAATATTATTTGTAAAACATCTATAAATGGATGTAGCAGTGAACCTGAATTAGGAAATAGTGCAATTTTCGTTACAACAAAAGATGCATACACCTTAACTGAAGGACCAACTATATTCCTAGCAAATGATATTGAAAAAGTCGCTAAATTTTGTATTCAACAAGCAAATATTCCAAATAAAGCAATGGAAGCAATTACTGAAAAAATAGAATTTAATAATCGTATAAATACCAAAATTGATGAATTAGAACAAGAATTAGAAATTGTTGAAGAAAAAAAATCCATGAAAGTTTTAGAAACTGATGGTGGAAGTAAATATGGTGGTAAAAATTATTCTAAAAAAGATAATTGTAAAAATAATACATCATCTGGTGAAAATGAAAATAATATAGATGTTAATAAAATTAATGTTGAACTAGATATGCTAAGATCAATGATTAAATCTGCAGAATTAAATGAAACATTTATTCCAAATAAAATATTACACTTAAGAAAATGGGCAGAATCGCAAAATACTTCATCTGTATTTACAAGCAATATTGATGAACAAAATATTATTGAAATTATGATGCTTAAAAATGTTGCCGATAGTTGGAAGATTTTATTATTAATGGGTATTGGGGTTTTCACAAATCATCCAAACATTACATATACCGAAATTATGAAAAAATTAGCAGATACTCAAAAATTATATATTATTATTGCATCTTCTGATTATATTTATGGAACAAATTATCAATTCTGTCATGGTTATTTAAGTAAAGATTTAATTTTAACACAAGAAAAAATGATTCAAGCACTTGGACGTATTGGACGAAATAATATACAACAAACATATTCTATAAGATTACGAGATGATGAACAAATTTCAAAATTGTTTTATACTGAACATGATAAACCAGAAGTTAGAAATATGAATATATTATTTAGTAATAATAATATATTATAATAATAATATTATATATATATTATATGAATAATGATTTAGACAATTTAGACAAAAAAATTGAACGTATAATATTAAATGATTTTAATATAATAAAAAAAAAAATATCATCAGAAATACAAATAAGGAAAATTACAGGAAATTATATAAATGTTTTTATAAATAAAAATAAAGATAAAATTGCACAAAATATAAACAATATGAAAACAATTCCGGATCTTCCGGATATGAGTGTGTTATTATTAAATAAAATTAATATTATTAATATTAATGAAATTAACTCAATGTTAACAATATTATTCCCGCCTAATCTAGTTGCATCAGTTGATACAGTACAACAAAGTGGTGGGCAAGTAGTAATTGATTTTTATGAAATACTTATATATATTGGAAAAGAAATAAATTATTTAGTTTGTTTTTTAAATTCTATAAAGGCAAATACTCCAGGAGAAAAAGGTAGACTTTATTCACTGATTAAAGATACATTTGATGGAATACCAACCATATTTACGCAAACTGTAGAAGATTATACTAGTGATGAAGATGTTGTGTTAATACTACAGACTTGTACTGCAATTATTATATTAATTGTATTATTTTATCAGTTTGCATCTCCTGAATTAATGGATACCATTATTAATTTTATTGCTGCAGGAAGACGACGACGACCACGCGGTGGAAAACACAGAGTCAACAAGAAATATAAGAAATCAAAAAAATTAAAGAAATCAAAAAAATTAAAGAAATCAAAAAAATTAAAGAAATCAAAAAATCTAAAAAATAAATTATATTAATATTAAACAAATATTATATAAGATTGTGATAACCAATTATTTATGCAATTGTAAAAATATATTTTCCTTGATAATTTTCTTTTGTAGAAATAATTTCTTTAATTTTTTTAAGTGAAATTTTCAATTCTTTTTGAACATCTGTATATGATGAGAATGTTTTTATTAATGTATTTGTCATTGGGTCTATTTGATTAATTTTTATACCTCTTTTATTTTTATGTTTTTCTGGAAGAGGATTTAATAATAAATAATCATCTTGGATTGATTTATCCACATTTTCCCACCGCATCCAATAATAATTATTTAATGGTGTTGTGAATTTTATAGCCGAAGACATTGCGGATGGGTGTTGTAAAATTTCTTCCGCCGCATCTTTAGAAATTTGAAATACTTTTAGTATTTTTGTTTTATCAATATTTAACATAACAACTTGCCCCAGATTACGTTCTCGTGTAAATATTGTTTCACCAATATCTCGCATTTGATTTAAATTAATTTCTTTACGATTTGAAATAAAATGCCATCTATGGTCTAAATATAATATTTTATGTTGAAATGCTTTTTTAATGCTTGTAAATGATGCAAAAATGTCATTATATTTAAAATCTCTGGTTGCTGTTGTAATACTATCAAATACATAAACAACCGTTTTTAAATCGTCTTTATGATATACTTGAACAATTGGTCCATTTGAATTGGCATTTGATTGTTGTGGTTGTTCTACTGTTGGCGGTACTGTTTTAGCCATTTCAACTACAATTTCTTCAGTTATAATAGTTTCTGGTTTTGTGACATTATTATTTTCTTCTATTTCAGATGCATCATTATTTTGATTAAATGGCGAAGAAATTTTATTTAATATATTCATAATTTCATCATAATTTTTACAAATTGGAATTAATGAAGCGACCAATTCAACCTTTTTTTCTTCAACATTAAGTCTTTTTTCTTCAACACGTAATTTAATTATTTCAATACTATTATATTTATTCATCTCATTATTAGTAAATTTTACGAGCCTTTCATATTCTTTTTGTGTTGGAATATGATAAGATTCAGTTGAAGAAACTTTATTATTAATTAAATTATTATATTTATATTTTACAAGTTCTGGACTATTATGTAAAAATTGTTCAAAATTATAACTATTTTCACAGACAAACGTATTTAAAACAATACATTTTGTTCCAAACGCTGCATTTAATGCTGGTATTCTAGTTTCAATATCTTTTGACCATCCAACTTTCATTATAAAACTACCATCAATAAATGACTGTAAAATGCAAAAATATACCAAATTCTTCTTCCGATTATATTTCATCAAAAATTCGTGGGTTTTAAATTTTTCCAATTCTATATTTTTATAATGTAAATCGCTTATTGTCATTTGAGTTTGTATATCTTTATCTCTCAATTCAACAAATTTTGATTGTATATATTTATGTAAAATATTTTCCATTTTTATATAATATTGACGAACTTCATTTGCACGAGTTGTTCCGGCTTTCATACAAAAATTTTTAAAACAATCTACTGTTAGTAGAATTGTTTCTTTATTTTGTCCTCCGTGTTGTTTTTGTTCTAATAAAACCGCTTTTTTTTCGGCATAAGCGAGTTTTGGTGATGATAAACTCGCTACGGAGGTCGCCGTAGCGAGTTTTATATAATCATTATTCTCTGTAAAATATTTCATTAACATTTTTTTGGAATCGTTTGCTCTTGTATATCCAACCCAATTCCAAACAATATCAAAATTTATAACAAATTCTTTACTATTTGACCCATATTGTAAAAACAATTTATAACTTTTCATAAATAATTGCTCATCTCCATCACTCATTTCAGATTCAATTAATTGAAATAACTCATCTTTGATTTCATTATACATTTGGATTTCCATTATACTATATTATTGTTTATATGTTTATATTGTTTTTAATATTATATATTTTACACGTTCAACGGATTAAACAAATATACATAATTTATCTTGTATATTACTTCTACAAATTGGACATGTTTGAATTGATTGAATTGAACCACAATCAATGCATGTACACATATGATTACACGGTATAAATACAACATTTCGTTCATTTGATAAACAAATGACACATAATCGTTCATTAAATAAATTAGATGTTATTATGGATATGGATGGAGACGATTCTTCATTATCAGACATTAATAATATTTCTATATGCTGAATTGGTCTAATATAAATACACATACTAAATAATTTATTACCATATATATCATGTATAGTATTAAAACTATCAGGCTCAATTGCTGGAGCATCTTCAGAATCATTTCCAGGTAATAATTCGTGACTTACTGTATCAACAAATTCTACATTTTCAAGTCCAAAATCAATATTTACTTTTTCTCTCATTATTTGGATAAATTGTGTTATTGTCCAACGAATATCAACTGGATACATTATAAAATCACAAGTCCTAATAACTTTAAAATATACATCTACTATAAAATTTTGATTTTGTGATGACATTATTGTTATGGTTTAATAAATATATAAATAATATAAATTATTCAATTTATATCATTTTTTTTAAATAACATTTTATTATAACATTTTTTATTTTATATTAATTTAATAAATAACTAATATAAAATGATATGATATATGGTGTTTAATTACTGTATGCCAATCCACCCATTCCACTCATAATACGTAGAACATTGTAGTTGGTAGCATAAACACGGACCTTAGCAGTTCGGGTTCCCTCAACGGTTGCGTTTGATAGAACAAGCTGTAGCGTAGCATTATCAATTCTAGAGAAATTGCATGTTCCACTTGGTTGATGTTCTTCAGGTCTTAGAGCAAATGAATAAACATTAATACCTTCATCAGGGCATCTTGTGTGTGCCTGATAAGGTTGTACCCAAGAGAAATAAGAACCCTCGCGTTCAGAGAAACGATCCTGTCCATTAAGTTGGAGTTTCGCAACAACAACTGGATTCTGTCCCCAACAATGCATATCAAGAGATGTCTCAGATAAAACAAATGTTCCAGCATCTGAAACAGATGATCCCTGATTGTAATCTCCTCCAGCAGGTTGTAGTTGAGATAAGGAATTCAATCCCATTGATGCTAGAATTGCTTGTTGATTAGCCGTGTCAGTTGGATTCAATCCAGAACTTGGATTTACATTGCTTCCTCCAAAATGTGGTTGAGTTAATCCATTATTGTATACACCTCCATGCCAGTATCCGGTAAATCCTGGAGGAACATATTCATCCATTGCACCCGCATCTTGGAACAATCCACGAGCATCAATAAATGCATTAGGTCCAGACAATTCACTTGGTCCACCAAAGGAATGAATAGCATTTGGAAGAGCATCAATTGCATCAGTATAGTTAAATGGTTGAGCTCCAAGAACATTGAAAAGCGATCCATTGCATAGAAGAGATGAGCAATAATCAACATTCTGGTCAGGCTGAACAACCCATATAAGCTCTTTCACTGGGTGGTTAAAATTTAATTTGATTTTATTTGAACTAGATCCAACAGACTCATCTCCAGTAAACTGAAGCTGAGTAATCAAATATTCATGAGGATTCTGGGCGAAACGACGACGTTCATCAGTATCCAAGAAAATGTAGTCAACATATAATGATGCAGCCACAAGTGATTGATTATAAGCAATTGTTGCACTTACAGGTGTTGATACAGAGTATTGTTTTGAAGATTGATTTCCTGTTCCATTTGGTGATTGAGTTGTGTTGCAACTCAACGATGTAACAGCCCACAAACATTCATCAATTGGACGAATATCAAGATTGATTTTAACCTCGTGATACTGCAATGCAATAAGAGGAAGCGCCAATCCGGGGTTTGTGCAAAACCAAAACTGAAATGGTACATAAAGAGTTGTTTCTGGGAGTGCGTTACGTGGGGCGCATACCTGGCGGGGTGCTTGTGAATCACATGGTCCATCAACATCGGCAAAAGAAGGATCGGTGATAAATGTAAGTTGGGTAGTGTTACCAATCATTTTGAAATATCCACGCTGTTGTTCTGATGTCATTGTAAGTTGATTCCAGATATGCATCCAATCACCATATTGTCTATCAATACGTTGTCCTCCAATCTCAACTTCAACTTGAGCAATAATTTGTTCTCCTGGGAAATCTAACCAACGGGCATAGACTGAATTATTACCAGATGTAATATTTGAAGCACTTCCCATAAGTTGATTGATTTCAGGAAGTGTTACCTGAAGATATGTGCGGTAAGCAAGATCACCATTTCGGCTAATTGTGCATGTAACACGACGTCCAAAATCAGCCTGTCCATTAAATGTTTGTTCAATTGATTCAATTGCAAAATTTGTGTAGCGCCTGTATGTTACTTTCCAGAATGTAATTTGAGGATTACCCGTAAGGTAAACATCTTGAGCGCCATAAGCGACGAGTTGCATAAGACCACCTCCCATAGTTTATAATATTGCTAAAGAAAAAAATTTTGAAAATAAATTTAATTAATTAAAAATAATAAAATAAAAAGTTATTATTTATTTTATTAACTTATTTTATTAAATTATACATTATATAATTGTAATAATAAGTATAAAGTAAATATTTAACACTAATAATTATTATCATAATAGATAATAAATTATTAATATAATTAATTAATTATCATAAATAATTAAATTATTGTTATAAATAAATTATAACAATAAATATAACAAATTATAAAATAAATTATACAATATAACAACATAATTCAAGACAATAATTTATCAATATTATTTAAATCAAAATTATTTTTCATAAATGTATGTAAATAAGAATCTTCAAAAACTTCTTTTTTACCTTCATGATTTTTTGTAAAAATATATGAGTCTTTTCTTTTCTTAATACTCCATCCATCATTAATTGCATTAAATAAAAATAACATTTTTTGAAATTTAATATTTTCAATTTTAATATTATAATTTGTTCCTTCAATGTTTTTTATATTTATATTTATTTCAGACATATATTAATTTATAGAAAAGTTATATATAATTTTAACTTATATCATTATAAATTCTAAATATTATTTAAATATTATTTTAATAAATAAACAATTAAATAAATAAATTTATAATAATTAATTGAAACAATGCCGTCATTTAAACCCAAAACTGCCAAAAAATTTAAAATAAATAAAAAAAATTCAACTACCTTAGATGGTAAACACAATGAATTTATAAATGAGTTTAATAATGACGAACATAATAAAATTCCAAATTTAAAAAAAACAAAAAATGAATTTATTAAAATACTTGAAGCAAACAATACTAATAAAGTATTATCCATTGAACAAGTAATGGATTATCAAGATAAAATTAAAGACATTACAACTGAAATTAGTTTATTAAGGTCAAAAAAAAAAGACTATTTTTTAGATAATTCTAAATATATTTTTGACTATTTTGAAAATAAAAAAGATATTTCCATTGGTAGTACCATTGCAAGTAAAAACACGATTCTTGAATCTTTTTTTAAAATTAAAACAGATAATTTAAGTATTATTCAAAATAAAAATAAAAATATTTTTCAAAAATATTTATGTAATATTGATGAATCATTTTTAGATATTAACTCATTTTTACATCCAACAGATATTTGTCAATCATGTTTTAAAGGTGAACTAATTCCAATGGATGATGAAGGTGTACTAATTTGTAATAATTGTTTTAAAAATATTAAATACTTAATTGAAAATGAAAAACCATCATATAAAGAACCACCTAAAGAAGTCTGCTTCTACGCGTACAAAAAAATCAATCATTTCAAAGAAATCCTTGCACAGTTTCAGGCGAAAGAAACCACACAAATACCTAGTGAGGTCATTGAGAATTTAAAACAACAAATTAAAAAAGAGCGCATTGAATATTCAAAACTTACATACTATAAAACAAAAGAAATCTTGAAAAAATTGGGTTATAATAAATACTATGAGCATATTAACTTCATTAAGGATAAACTCAATATAAAACCTCCGGTTATATCTCAAGAACTGGAAGAAATATTATGTAATTTTTTTACAGAGATACAATACCCATATGCAAAATATTGTCCTGATTATCGTGTGAATTTTTTGCATTATTATTATGTTTTATATAAATTATTTGAGCTTTTAGGAGAAACACAATATTTATCTGAAATACCTATGCTAAAAGATAGAGAAAAACTCATTGAACAAGATATAATTTGGAAAAAAATATGTGAAGAACTTGACTGGGAATTTATTTCAACTATTTAAATAGGTTATTTTGAATTTATTTATAAAACAACTTAAATAGAGGGTGTAATATTAGTATATACAACCAATGGACATTATCAAAGCATTTAGTAACAATGAACAAGAATACCATATAACAATTAAAGGAACTGAAAAACACCCTTTATTTAGAGCAAATGATATAGGGGAAGTTTTAGGAATAAAAAATATTCGTTCAGCTATTCAATATTTTGAAAAAACTGAAAAGGTTGTAGTTTCCGCCGACACATTTGGTGGTAATCAAATGGTTTCTTTTCTTACCACTTTAGGGTTATATAAATTATTAACTATGTCAAAAAAACCAATAGCAAAAATATTTCAAAAATGGATGTTTAATGTAATTGAAGAAATCCGACTAAATGGTGAATATAAATTAAATAAAGAAATCCAAGAACTTAAAAATGAATTGGAAATTAAAAATGATATAATAGAAAAACAAATAGACGATCACACATTAAATAATTTAATTTTGAGAGAAAAAACAATATTGGAACAATATAAAAATAATATTCAATGTGTTTATTATGGTCAAATTTCTAATGTTAGTGAAACCGGTGAAAAACTTGTAAAATTTGGTAAAAGTAACAATTTACCAGAAAGAACAATTGCACATAAAAAAACATATGACGATTTTTATCTAGTTAATGGATTTAAAGTTGTTAATGAAACACAAATTGAACGAGCTATTAAAACTCATCCATTATTAATTAAACAACTAAGAAAAATTAAAACAGATAATAATCGTACTGAATTATTAGCAATAAACGAAGAGTTAACATTTGAAAAGCTTGATAAAATTATTAATGATATTATTATGAGTTTTGAATATACCCCAGAAAATTATACAAAAATTTTATATGAAAATGAAAAACTCAATAAAATTATAGACCAACTTGCAAGTAAACAAGTTGGTCTTGAAAATATAGATATAACACCAGCTGAATTACAAATAACAAAACTTTTAGAAAAAAATAATATTTTAACAATTAATAATGAAGAATTAAAACATGATAAACGAATTCTTGAAGCAACTTTGGAAAAACAATATAAAGATTATTTAAAATTACAGGAAATTATTACGTATAAAAGTGAAGAATGTATGAAAGAAAATATAAATCTTCGCGAAGAACTTATTTTATTAAAGAATAAATATGAAGCAAATTCTTCAATAACACATGTAATACAAACAAAAGAAATTATAATTAATCCTGACCGCAAAATAAAGAAAGTTCCAAAACAAAGTGATATATACAAACTTGAACAAATAAATAAAAATAATGAAGTTGTTTTTATTTATGATAATTTATGCCATTGTTTAACCTCTCGGAAGCCGGTGTATCACCGGTGATACAGTGTAGTTTTTATACTTTTTTAATAATGACTTCATATATGAAGTCATTATTATTTGTTT